GTGCACAATTTGCGTTCTCAATGCAAGCTTCTGTAAAGTCCATATCATCATGAACCCAATACAAAGTTTCGCGAGCCACTTCTACGGGAAGTGCAGGTGTCCAGATCTTATTGAAAACTGTGCTCCAATTAAACTTCCTCTTCAAGAAAGTGCACTCCTCGAGTTTTCGGAATGGAATATTTACTTCTCCTTTCACTTTGGAAGCTTGTGTGGCATGCCTTCCAACTGAGTGATAAACTCCAATAACGGCATCGATAGTGAAATTGACAGCTCCGTCATCGCTCACAGTTCCAACGACATCGTCTCCAAAACAAGAAAACTCCAGATGATCTTTCATCAAAAGTCGCGGATTGAGCGCATGCCATGCGTACATAATCATCAACATGTTTCCAAGTGTGTTGAAAAGTGTTGTTCCAGGAAAACCGGATGATATGCCGCCAGATGTCATGTAGCCAACGTTGCCCGCAAGATGTATTGCGTAAGCAACTTCATCAGTAAGCATTCGTCGAATTCGTTCTTCTTCGGGTGTTCCTTTGTACCAATCTTGAATGACTTCAAGTACTGCAAAAACTAACTCTGCTGGAAATTCTCCATCGTTGTTGGAAATATCAAAATCGAATGCTTTGTCGAAACGATTGAGTCTCATTGCAAGCTCATGAAAATCCAAACTTTCAACGTCAATCCCAACAGAACTAGGGATTCGCCCACGGAGTCGAATGAAATGTTCGATAAATGTCCCAAAATATTCGCGGAACAAGATAGTATAAGGCAAAGGCCCAACCACGAAAATGCGGGTTTTCCCTTCTTCAATCTTTGACCAAGGCCTCCGTTCAGCTTTGAGAGCATCTGTCCAGATGGATAATCCTCGAATTCCTTCAGCGGCGTATTTCTTATCTCTGTCAAGAGCAATTTGAAGACTGGACTTGGGGCGATATTTTCCGTCGACAAGTTCTAAATGTCCCAGTTTCCCAAGTGGATTACGCCACTGAAATCCTGGACTGGTATTCATAACCATTGATTGTATTCCAAGATCGGGAGAACCGTTGATAGCTTCTTCTTGTGTGAGAAGTCTAGTCGGAATCGTCGTTTCTTGATTCAGCATTTCGCTGAGATCATTCATTGCAAGACGCATAATTTGTGTGTCAAACCCTCTTCCTGGC